AAGCAAATATATCATTACAAAGAGAACGGAAGTTCTCAAGAGGAGAAGAGCGATGAAAGAAGTGCTGTTCAAGTATGACGTTAATGAAATTGTTTGTGTCAAAGCAATCAATATCAGAGGCGTCGTCAAAATGTGCGCGTTTGACAGAGGTGGTATAGCTTATTATATTACCACTGACAAAAGTTCGGAGTGGTGGCACGAGGATCAGCTCGAAAGCTGCGAATAAAAAAAGCGGGAGCGTAATAATGTTCGAGGGAGGTTCCTGTCCCGCGCTTAAATGATCAGCCTATAAGCTGGCGTCCCGCTATTTTGTTGAGGAGGTAAAAAATGGAAATGGAAATGACAAAAGAAAACTCAGAATATATTGGTGATGGTGTGTATGCCGGATATGATGGAATGGGCATTTGGCTTTATGCTAATAGTCATGATCACCCTACAGAACAAATATACTTAGAGGACTTTGTATTGACAGCTTTGATAAACTTCGCCAAGCGCTTTGGTATGTGAAAATGTATACAATAAAACAATTTGTAAACTATCGAAGAAGCTTGGATGACTTGCGAAATCAATTAAAAATCACTATGTTTAGTAAAACTATGACGTTCAGGTTTGCGCAAGCTGCACAAAGTTTTCTTGATATTATTGAAATGGAACATGAAGCTTGTAACAAAAAGATCGGCGAGTTAACTAAATGATTTTCAAGACAAAGCCTTATGACCATCAAGGAGTTGCATTTGAGAAGTTTAAGGACTCAGAATATTTCGCTCTCTTTGCTGATATGGGTACTGGCAAGTCTAAGATTGCTATTGACATTTGTGCTTATCGCTTTCAGCAAGGTAGGATTAATGCTTGCCTCATTATTGCTCCAAATAACGTTCATACTCAATGGGTAAGAGAACAATTTCCAGCTCACTGCCCGATTGAGTATAAGTCTTTTATTTGGTCTTCAAGTAAGCGTGGGAGTAAGCAGTGGGTCGAAGCACTTGCTTTGTTTCTTGTTGAAGATTCAATTAAACTTAAAGTGCTTGCTGTAAACGTTGAAGCTTTTCAAAGTGACAGTGTGATCTCTACTGTAGCAACCTACGTCAAAAATCATTCAGTATTTATTATTGTAGATGAGGCAACTCGAATTAAAAACCGTGCAGCTAAACGAACCAAAACAATTCATAGGTTAAACAAGTATGGGATTAGGTGCATACTAACTGGGACGCCAACAGCAAAGTCTCCGTTTGATCTTTGGTCTCAAATGGAGTTTTTGCAAGCAAACTACTTTGACACTTCATATTTTATTTTTCAGCATCGATATGGAATCATGATGCAAGGCGTTAACCCGTACAACGGCGGGCGTTACCAAACGCTTATTGACGAGCGAATGTACAACATAGTTTTGAACCGACTTAAAAAGTTTAAAGAAGCTCGTGGTGGAACGTTAATGCCTGATGATTATGAAACTGTTGCAGCACTTTACAAAGTGTCTGAAAAGAACGTTCGCTTTATAGAGCAACACCCAGAGTATACAAGGTACAAAAGGCTTGACGAGCTTAAAAGTTTGATAGCTAAAGACGTATTCTCTGTTAAGAAAGAAGACTGCCTCGACCTTCCACCCAAAGTGTACGAAAAGATTTATGTTGATATGTCAAAAGAACAGCGCCGTATTTACAAGAGTCTAAAGACAGAGCTGTTAGCTCAGTATGAAGGTCAAGAGTTAACGATCGCAAACAAGGTAGCACTAACTCTTCGCTTGATGCAAGTGATGGGTGGATTTTTTCCATACACTGAGGCTGCTATTGTTTTACCTGGCGCAAATCCAAAGTTTGTTTCCCATGACAGAGTGGTCAAGGCAAAGTTAATAGGCGAAACAAATCCAAAGCTTGAAGCAATTAAAGCAGACCTTGATGAAGTGCCTGACGAACAGCGTATTATAATTTGGGCTCACTTTGTAGCTGAGCTTAAATTAATATATGCTGAGCTAAAGAAAGATTACTCTTGCTGTTTATACTATGGAGCAACACCCGCTAATGACCGACTTAAAATCATCGAAGATTTTAAAGCAAACAAGTACAAAATATTTATAGGTAACGCCGCGACTGCTGGGTTCGGGCTTAACCTGCAGAACGCCACTCTTCAATACTACTTTTCAAACACTTTCAAGGTAGAAGATCGGTTGCAAGCTGAAGACAGGTCTCATCGCATAGGCGTTAAGTCAACTGTAGTTTATAAGGATGTTATAATGAAAAACACAGTTGACGAAAAGATACATGCAAATATAGCAGCAGGCCGAAACTTAAATGATTTTTTTAAGAGCACGTCACTGCATGATATGTTGGAGGATAAAGATGAAGTATTTTAAAACGACTTGGTTCTTGATCGGTTGGTTAATACTTAGCATCTTAGCTATAGTATGCCTTGTAAAAATGATTAGTATAATTCCATAAAAGGAGCAAAACATGAGAGGCGCAGAGATCGAAGTAAGCCTGCCTTATTTTCTTAACAGTTGTGGCTTACATGCTGGGAGCATTAAACTTCTTGACGCGCACAGAGCTGTAGACCGGCCTGACGTGTTTGTTATTGTATTGTATGGCGAAGATGAGCGACTACCTGAAACTAAAGACGGGCTGCAATTTTCAAAGGCTCAAATAGTTATAAAAGAAAATCCGTACACTTATAAAAGAACCGGCAAAATCGTAGTTAACAAGTGAAAATAAAAACAAAGACTTGTGAAGACTGTGGAGAAAGCGTTGTTATGTTGTTTGAGGACAAGGGCAAGTTTATTAAGTACAAAAAAATGTGCTCATGTTTAACTGAGATTATGCGACTTCGCAATAGGCGTCAAAGTGATTTTGCAAAGTTTAGAGAAGAGCAACGTAAGACAGCAAAATAAATTTAAAGTTAAGGAGTAAGTTATGATTCGTCGAATCTGGGCAATTGTAAGTGAGGTTGACTTTTATGCTTTTCGTGACAGAGCAAGAAAGTCAAATCTTAAAATGGGGCCAGCGCTTGCGGCGCTTGTTCACTTGTACGCGAAGGGTGCTGACTTTGATTTAACCGCGCACAAAGGTTACTACGATCATGTTATAGCAGGGGTTGACTATGTGAAAGAGCACCGGCTTGACGAGGTTGACAAGGCTTTGGTCGGTGAAAAAATAAATAAGCCGAAGGAGAAGAAAGATGAAACTAAAACTTAGGTTCAAAGTAAAGGTAGCTATTAAGTGGATTAAAATCTCGCTGCCTATTCCAACAGTTCAGGTCAAGCCTAACCCAACTTTAACCTCAACACCAAAGTCAAAGTTGCCGGTAGGAAAATGGAAAATATAACACCGGTCGAAGAAAAGTGCGCAGAGTGTAATAGAAAATTGGGCGGGTTAAGATTTACTTTGCCTAACGGTAAAAAGATATGCAGCGAATGTTTATACGTTAAACATGGTTATGACAAAGAGCCAGAAAGAAATGAGTAGATTAATTACAGCGTCGATCGTAGGCGCTATGGACTGGGTAGACGAGTGTCCACGCTCTTGGCAAAAGCGAGCAATTGATAGTGCAACACTTCAGCTATCTCGCATTTATCCTGAGCCAAGACCTGAGCCAATGGAAAAAGGCATTAAGCTTGAAAATGCAGTATACGCTCATGTCCTGCAGCATAGTACTGCAGGGTCTGAGCATTTTAAGTGGCTCGTCGAACAATCTACTGGCGGTGTTTTTCAAAAGAAAACAAAGCGCTTTATAGACATTGATGGTGTAGAGTATTGTCTTTACGGAAAAATAGATGTATGGTTTCCGGATATTATTAAAGACATTAAAAGCACAAGTGCATATGGGGGCAAGCATAAATACTTGAAGTCTATTCAACATAAACTCTACTGTTATACAGAACGTATTTCAAAGTTTCAGTATATTATAGGTGAGTTTGCTGAAGGTACTTCTAAACTGATTGGTCACTACAGTGTTTTATATGAGGTCACAGACTGGGAGGTATTGCGTCAAGAGCTTATAGAGCGAATAAAGCGCTTTATAGATTCTTTAAAACGCAATGAAAACTTGTTCGAGCTTTATACAAGTACCTTCTCGCGGTACTAAGCTATGTTTAAAATATCATTGCGATTCGGTCAGCAAGACGATCCAAGAGCGGACAGATTTTTAAGAACAGAAATGCTGCATCCATCGAAGAGCTTTAAATTGTTTACAAAGAATTGTATTTTATTGAAATTAAAATATGGACCTATATGGTACATGATTAATTAAAACCCGGCGGGGATACGCGGAGGTATTAGGATGGGCAAAACAGCAGAGAAGAAAGGTTTTTTAATAACCTGCAAACAGTTCTTTGGTTATCGCCACAAGCAAACACTCAAAGGTTTTGCTGACGAAATGGCTGAGGTAGACATGGCATTCAGAAAAGAGATATATGAATATCTCAAGTCAATAGGTATTGAATGCAGAGCGCCGGATGCTTTTCATAAAACAAAAGTTATGCCTGACGCTCAAGTCGAAGATGCTCATATACCTGATGATCAGGTTGAGGGAATATAATGGCCGAGACACCTAAGTTTTTGTTAAGTCTACCAAAAGAAAAAATTAGTAAAGACGCTTTAAATGAGCTTAGCAATCTCACAACCAAGTACCTTTCATACGAAGAGGACATTGAATCAGCTGAGTTAGTTCTTAAGGAATTAAAGCGTGAGTTTAATAAAATAAGCCAAGAAAAAATACCGGAGCTGTTGGCTACGTATGGCTTGTCTGAAATTAAACTTGCAACAGGCGAAAAAGTTATTGTAAAAGAGAACGCTTCAGTCACTGTTCCTGTAGAAAAGCAAGAAGCATTTTATGATTTTCTTAAAGACCGTGATGAAGAGGACATAATCAAACTGCACTTTCATTTTAGCAGAATGGCAACTGAAAAAATGACAAGTCTGTTTGGCTTTTTAACAGAGGAAGAATATGATTATGATTCTGATCGAGGCGTTCATACGCAAACACTTAAGAAGTATTTTAAAGAATTACTTGGTATAGGTGTTGACAAAGAAGAGTATGCTATAGGCGTGTCTGATGGTGTGTTCTTAAGAAAGGAGGACGTTGTAAACATAGCAAATGTATTCACGTTTTTTAGCACGAAAATAAAGTAACTATGCAACAGTTACATAATGTTGTTGTGACAGTGGGTTGCATCTGCTGTCACACTATTAACCTTTAAGGAAAATTAATATGGCAAAGTTTAACACAAGTGGAAAGAAGTCAAATGCAAAGTCAAATGGGCTCTTTGATACAGTTAATGATACCATGGAAGGTTTTGAAGAAATCAGCCAAGCAACGATGGCAATACCTTTCATTCGTATCCTTCAAAAGCTCAGCCCGCAACTTAACAAGCAAGAGCCTGGGTTCATTGACGGAGCCGAGGAAGGTCACTTTGTTAATACAATTACAAAGCAAGTACTTGGCTCATCATTTAAATGTATTGTGCTCAAGTTTGAACATATATACATTGAGTGGCGACCTAAGCGTGGTGGGTTTGTTAGCTATCACGCTGTAGAAAATGCTGAGCGACTTGCTGTTGAAAAAACGTTTGGCAAGTGGAAAACTGAAGAGGGAAACCTGCTTCAAGAGAACTACGTTTATTTAATACTTGTTGAACACTTTGAAAATGAAGGCGTTGCAGTTTTTTCACTTTCTTCAAGTATGATTAAAACAGCACGAGAGTGGAACCGCTTGATGACTTCGCACATGATGGACAACGGCAAAAAAGCTATGCCTTACTACCTTGTTTGGGAATTGCAAACTGAGTACAAGTCAAATGAAAAAGGTAGTTGGTACACTCCAACTGTAAAGTTCAGCAGGTACATTGGTCCAGAGCAATACAAGATAACACAAAAAGAAAGGAAGATATTGCCGAGTCGACAAATAGATTACGCCCAGCTTGAAAGCGCAACAGCAAAAAGCGACGAACTGGAAACTGAAGAAGCTTTCTAACAAAGAGCGAGCTACGCGATAACAATGGCTGTGAACCAAGAGTTGCAACTCTTATGCTTTAGGCCCGGTAGCTCGCTTATTATTTTTGAGCAAAAAATTAAAGAGGCAATATGTCCACACCACAGCTTCAGCTTGCCGACTTTATGGACTTGTTCTCTGGCAATATTCACAATTATGGTCAGCATCAATATGAGTTTACTTCTAAGGGAAAAGAGCAAGGGAAAAATGCTACAATTAAAAGCAAGTTATTAAGGAGTGAACAGTTCAAGAATCATTTAGCTGGAAAAGTCGGCTTAGGTATAATACCGATAACAGAAAAGGGCGAGTGCAAGTTTGCTGTAATTGACATAGATGTTTATGACTCTAACTTAGATCGCTATTTAAAAGCTATTGAGGATAATAGCTTTCCGCTTATACCCTTTAAATCTAAGTCGGGTGGTATACATTTATTTCTATTTCTAAAACAAATGGTAAACGCAAAGGCTGTCATCAGTCTTATGCAATCCTACACTTCAGTTTTAGGGATTGACTTATACGTTAAGAAAGAACTAAATAAAATAATTGAAATATTCCCTAAGCAAGATAAGTTAGTTGAAGGTGCAGTAGGCAGCTGGATTAATCTGCCGTACTACAATTCAAAAGATACACGACAATTTGCAATTAGAAACGGAAAGAAGCTATCCTTTGATGATGGCTTGTCTTATATAAAAAGCAAGCGGCGAACATTAATGGAAATCAGAAGCTTTCTTTCTGATATACCTTATAGTACTGGGCCACCCTGTTTACAATCAATAAACTTGCTTAATATAATGGACGCAGGTAGTGGGCGAAATAATTACCTCTTCTCGTTCGGCGTGTACCTAAAGAAGCAAGACCCAGAGTTTTGGGAACAAAAGCTCTTTAACATTAACAACGCAATGAAGGCGCCGCTGCCAAAGGACGAGCTCGAGAATACAATAATAAGCTCGCTTAGAAAAAAGGATTATATTTATAAATGTCTTGAAGCACCCTGTGTTGACTTTTGCCGAAAAGCAAAGTGCAACCTGCGAAAGTACGGGGTAGGGAAAGAAGGTGGATTTTTCTCAGAGCTTGAGTATGGCAAGCTCTTTCAGATTAAATCACATGAGCCTTACTACGAGTGGGAAGTAAAGGCGCAGACTGATGATAAGTTTAAGCTGCTTAGGTTTAAAAACGAGGATGAAATAATTAAGCAAGATGTATTTCTAAAGCTTTGTTTTCGTGAGCTGCACAAGTTGCCTATTAAGATGAAGCAAAGCGAATGGTTCAAGCTTGTTAATCAAGGGCTTAGTGAAATAGAAGTTAAGGAAGTAAGGGAAGAGGACGACACTTCTTCGTTGATGCTGCTTAAGAATCTTTTCATTGAGTTCTTATTAAACAGGGCCGCGGCTCAAACTAAAGATCAAATCTTAAACAAGCGAGTGTTTAAGGATGAAACTAAACAGTCTTACTATTTTAGAATCAATGACTTAATTGAGTTTATTTTTATTAACAAAAACTTTAGATTCTTTTCACCCAGTGAGCTGCATGGAATATTACGGGACTTTAATATACGCTCTACAAGAATTAGAACAGAGTCAAACAGACAATTAAGAGTTCACGAAATATCTAATATTGATGCTGAGAAATTAGCTGTGTTACAAATAGAACCGTTCAAAGCTGACTTCAGTGATAAGAAGGAACAATTTTAATGAACAACGTTAGTATGATACTGGGTGCGCCAGGCTGTGGGAAGACCACTCGACTGATGGAGATACTCGAGAAGGAGCTGAAGCAAACTGAACCAAATGAAATTGCCTTTGTTTCGTTTACACGGAAAGGAACATACGAAGGAGCTGACCGAGCAAAGGATAAATTTAATTACAAAGATGCTGACATTCCTTACTTTAGAACCTTGCATTCTTTAGCCTTTAGAGCTGGAGGCTTTTCTAAGTATGACATAATAAGCAAGAAAGATTATAAGATATTTTCGGATGCTATGGGAATGAAGTTTACTGGGTACTACACTGAGGAGTTTTTTAATAACGACGACAAGTATTTATTCATGTACTTTTTAGCACGCAATAATCCAGTTATGGCTGAAGCTTATATGTATGATATAAATGTTACTCTTTTGCAAGACGTTCAGTCAAACTTTATTAGATATAAAGAACACGCTCATGTCTATGATTTTTCGGATATCATAGAAAGGTTTATAATAACTAACAACGCTCTTCCAGTTAAGGTTGCAATCATTGATGAGGCGCAAGACTTAACGTCGCTTCAGTGGGAAATGTGCAAGGTTGCTTTTAAAGATTGTAGAAAAGTTTATATTGCAGGCGACGATGATCAAGCAATCTACGAGTGGTCAGGTGCGGACGTAGCACAGTTTCTTCACATAGATATAGTTGAACGTGAAATACTTCATCAAAGCTATAGGCTTCAGAAAAAGATTCTTGACCTGTCTAAACGAATAAGTGCTATGATAAAGAACAGAGCTGACAAGGTGTTTGACCCTATAAGCGACGAAGGTCAAGTATACTTTTATAACAGCATAAACGAAATAAAAATTAACGACAAGCAAACATACTATTTCTTGTCAAGAAATAATTGGTTCTTATCCTTCTATCGCGATTGGCTTAAGCAGCAAGGCCGAGTTTACATAGACAAGCATGAGCTGTCTTATAATCCTCGGCATATTGAGGTAATTAATATTATTGAGCGAGCACGAAAAAGAAATAAGATAACTGAGACTGATGAGATTCGCGTAAAGCTATTTCTAAAGGACAAGTTTAATATAGACAAGTCTTGGTTTGAACAGATGAACCTTGATAATGATACAGTAGCTTACTACAAAGATTTAATCAGATGGAAATCAGATTTAAAAAGTAGGTCGCTCACAGTTAATACAATACACGGAGTCAAGGGCGGAGAAGCAGACAACGTTGTATTAATGCTTGACTTCACTCGGTCAGTTCAAAACAACATGGAGCATAACCCGGACTCTGAGCTACGCTGCTTGTACGTTGCTTGCACCCGCGCGAAAAAGAACCTGCATATTGTGTACTCAAGATCAAAGAATGGGTATGACAAATATATTAATTTTAATGGAGGATGAGATGGCTTACTTAAGACAGATTCCAGCACATAAATGTAGGTGTGGTAAGAAAGCAACCGTTGAATTAATTAATAGACATAATGCTCCACAGGGAAAGTACTGTGACCTCTGTGGTAGACAAGCATTACGCAAACAAAAGATTATTGAAGATGGAGGATAAAATGGGTATTATGACAAAGGATGCAAGACATCAAGAAACGTATGAACACCTTGAAGAAAAGTTCGGTCGCAAGCATCAACTTGACGTAGCGATCGAGGAGTGTGCTGAATTAATCAAGGCACTATCCAAGGCCGTTCGCGGTAACGAAGATGACATGAAGATTTGCGAAGAGATCGCGGACGTGGAGGTGTGCATAGATCAGCTTAAATTGTTCTATGATCCAACGACCTTGAAAGTAGCCATGTTCAAGGAGTTTAAATTGAGGCGATTAGAAAAGTTTTATATTGATGGAAATCACAAATGAGCAAGCTTGATAAAACTAAGTACCAACCTACACTGATTTACACGTCGCTAATTAAAGCGATTGCAAGTGCTCGTGAACACGGAAGAAAAAAGTATGGGTCAACAGAAACCTGGCGTGAAAATCCACCAAACTTTCACTTTGATGCAGCAAAGCGACACCTTAACGCTCACCTTGATGGAGAGTACTGGGACAAGAGCAGCGAGCTTCCGCACTTGCATCTTGCAGTAACAAATCTTATGTTTGAGATTGAGCGAATTGCAACAGCAGTAAATAGCCCAATAGATATTGACGTTGAAGTTGAAATCAAATGCTTAAGGTGTGGGTCAATTGACCTGTACCCGTTTAAAGGCGTGCACCCGTGTACTAACGATTGCGGCTACATGCTTGATCCGACTATAGCTTTAAAATAAATCTTCACAGTGCTCTTACACTCTAAAGATTTATTTTTAGGGCATACTTATATACGCCTTTATTTATAAAACTTCCAGGTCGTATAGTACAGAAGAACAGTATAAAACAAATAGCGTACAAAGGACAGCCTATGGACTTAATAATACCAAAGAGCAATCAAAAGCACAGTCAGCCGACTGCGGACAGTATGTCACAGTTTGCTATGAAACGTTGTTTATGTGGTGAAATGTTTGAACCTTATCGACCATACCAGCGTTTCTGTAATGACGATTGTCGCAACTTGTTCTGGAAGACACACTCACATTATAAAAAGAAAGAAGTAATAACGCGGATGTGCAAAGAGTGTGGTACACCGTTTGAAACTAATGACAGAAAGCGTAAGTATTGCAAGGACAAATGCTACGAGCTTCATGAATCAAAGCGCCGCAAGCCACAGCAAAAACGAATTTGTTTTTATTGCGGAGAAGAGTTTCTCACATCACATTGGTTAAAACATTATTGTTGTCCCGAACATAGACTTGCTATGAAAGGACAAGTTAAACGAATGTTAGATATTCATAAATCAAATCCAGAGTATAGAAATAAACATCAAGATGAGGTTGTAAAGTAAAGCAAAAAAATGTATGAACGTAAGTGCATGACAGAAGAAGAGATTAATACTAATCGCATAGCATTACGTGATCAATTCAGAATGGCTTCAAAATTAAACAAGATAGCTTGTGCATCTTGCAAAAGAGTTATAAGATTGATTCATGCTTACAAGTGTTATTACTGTGATCTTTGGTATTGCAAACAGTGTGGAGGTACTCACTTTGAACAAGTATCCTGACCTGTCAAGTGCTAAACAAATTGGTGTTGATATTGAAACGTACGACCCAAACTTAGAAAAGCTTGGTCCAGGTGTTTATAGAAAAGATGGGAAAATACTTGGCGTTTCACTCAGCGATGGTGAAAGTTTTGCAGCGTACTACAATCTTGGCCACTATGATTGTAGCCCAGACGAACAAGCTCATAACTTAACGTACCTTCGTAAAGTACTTGCTCTGCCTGTGGTCAAAGTTGGTCAGCATATAATCTATGACATTGATTGGTTAGAGAACGGCGAGCATAAAATAAAAGTAAACGGCTTGCTTAGATGCACAGAAATTGCAGAGGCGTTGATCGACGAAAACCAAGGAGAATACAACCTGGAGTTTATGGGCAGAAAGTATTTAAATCGCGGAAAGAAAAAGACTCTGCCTGAAAGATTCTGCGAGGAGAATGGGCTTAAAGGTAAGTTTCAAAAATGGCTGTGGAAAATGCCTTACTCACAGGTTAGAGAGTATGCAATCGAAGACGCCAATCTACCTATTGTTATTAACAAGTTGCAGCTTGCTCTTTTAGAAAATGAAAATATGTCTGAGCTATACGACCTTGAGTGTGAGCTAATAAGATGCTTGTTGCATTTCAAAAAAACTGGCGTTAGAATAGACGCAGAGAAGCGTGACAGAAATGCACTTAAGGTTCAAAATATAATTGAGGCAGGTTTAATAGAGCTGTTTGAAAAGTTTGGTAAGTTTAATCCAAACAGCTCGCAGCAAGTTGCCAAGATACTGGACAAAGAAGGAGTTGCTTATCCGAAGCATTCTACTGGTAACCCAAAGATAAACATGGCTTTTTATAAGTTGAACAGGGACAAGCATGAGTTTCTCAGAAAAATCCAGTTTACAAAGCAAGGAAAACATGAGCTGACAACGTACCTCGACGGAGCACTTGTAAGATTCTTAACTGCTGACGAGCTTATTCATTGTAACTTTTATAACACGCGGACTGATGAATATGGTACTCGCTCCGGAAGACTTTCTGCTGCTCAGCCAAACTTAATGCAAATATCATCTAAGGATAAGTTTCGAGATCCAATCTGGGGCCAGCTTTGTAGAGAAGTGTTTTTGCCTTTTGCAAATTGCTATTGGTTAAAAATAGATTGGTCACAGATTGAGTATAGGTTTATAGCACACTACGCAAGAGGTGAAGGAGCTGAGGAGCTTAGGGCTGCTTATAATAATAATCCAAAGATTGACTATCACGCCTATGTAATGGAGCTAACTGAGTTGCCAAGAGGTCAAGCAAAAGCCATGAACTTCGGCATACCCTACGGCATGGGAATAAAAGGAATGTGTGAGCAATTCGGATGGAGCGAAGAAAAAGCAACTGCTATAAAAGAAGTGTACCTTGCAAAGGCTCCGTACTTAAAGCAAAGCATAGCTGATGTGACAAGAATAGCTGAGCGACGTGGCTATATTAAAACTATTCTAAATCGTCGCTCACGCTTAATTGACAAGAGCAAGTCTTATATAATGTACTGCAGATTAATTCAAGGCAGCGCTGCCGATCTTATGAAGAAAGCTATGAATGATTGTTACAAGGCTGGAATATTTCATGTACTACCTCCGCACCTAACTCTTCATGATGAGATAGATGTTTCAATGCCAAAAACAAAACAAGGTCTCGAGGCTGCTAAAGAAATGGCAAACATAATGGAAACATCTATTAAGATCAGTGTACCAATAAAGGTTGACCCAGCAACAGGTTTAAACTGGGCAGATGTTAAAAAAGTTGAATGGAAAGATTTAGAAAAGGAGTTACGCTATGACAGAAGCTTCGATACGTCGATGGCTAATTAAGTTATTAAAGAATCAGCCTATAAAGCTACAGCCTATAGAGTCAGGCAGTACAGGTCTTGGAATACCTGATCTTTATTTTCGTGCAGTTAAGCAAGCTGGATGGATAGAGTTTAAGGTTGGCAAGATGAACAAACTCGGTGAAATAAAATTGAGGTGGGAGCCAGGCCAATTAAACTGGATCAAAGAGCACGCAGAGCTTAACGGCAAGACATTTTTATTTATTGGCATACGACCTACTGATCTGTTAATGATTTTAGTACTAAATCAATTCTGCATGGTGTATGCTAACGTTGATCCGTTAATAGAAGCTATGCACTATATACAAGAAAGTCGATTCATTAGCAGAGAGAAGATGCTGGGAATATTAAATACTTATTAAAATACGTTTGGCAATATTGGAAACTGTTTAATCTCGGCATGGCCTTTCCAACTTGGTGTCTCAGCATAGAGTTGCAAGTCCCATTTACCTGACTGATCTAAGTCTGTTACTAACGTAGTTTCAAACTTTGCTCCGTAAGTATCATAAAGCACTCCGACCCACTGACCTGTGGTCTTGTCTGGTTTTCTGTATTTGAGTATTAATACATCGGCAATAGACAAGTCAGTCTTTGATCTATAACTAATAATTGTTCCAATATCACCTACATGTGCTCCCATATTAATCCTCCAGTATTTCGCCCTCTACTTCTATTGTATGTGTAAACTCACCCTCTACTTCTATTGTATGTGTGAACTCACCTGAAACTTCAACCTTTTCTCGTGCGCCTTTACCAAACAGCAGACCAGTAAATTTAATTACACCACCAAGCATTTTCTTGATTGCTCTTTTTATAGAACCAGAAAAAGTCAGTGTACCGCTAAAGAATTTTTTAGTTAGTTTCTTTACAGAACCAGAACAAACTAAATTACCTTGCCTTATTATTTTAGTGTTCTTAATTACATTTCCTATGAAAGCAATATTTCCTACTCTTATTACTTTAGAACGCTTTAACAATCCACCACTAAAAGTGAAGGCACCTGCTAAACTCTTGTAAGTTACTGGGGAAGGTACCGGACCAATTGGTCCAGTCTCAGCTAATACAATATCATCAATATAAATCCAATCTCCGGCATCAGGTACACTATTAAATGCTCTTTGCCCAATCCGAAGTAGGCTTATTGCATATGCAGAATAATTCATACCAGTAACTTCATAAGCTAAATCGCCATCAATCAAATAACGAACAACACCGTCCGCACCGCTTCCGGCAAAGAAATATATATCAATATAATGCCATGCATCAGCAGAAAAATTTGTTGCTGGTAATTGAAGACCATCGAACTGTGTTGACAAGGCCCATGATTCGGGATGAGTAGTTGCACCACAATAGAAACCTACTTGACTAAGATAGGTTGCTCCAGAAAGTGATTCGTAAGCAAAGAAAACTGTTGAAGCTGATTGCCTTGTAAAGGTTGAGGGAAACTTAATATAGATACGAGAATGAAGTATTGCTTTTGCAGTAAAAGCCTTGATCCCATAAGCTTGTTTATTTGATCCATCGCCAGTAAACTTGTAGCCAAAATTACCATGACATGCTGCCAGAGCATCCAAAGTAAGAGTACATCCACCTTGCTGATAAAGAGAATCAAACTCCCAAGGAGTACCACCAGCATCTTCTCCATCTATTTCAATAGGAAACTCAGGAGTAGGATTAATACCAATTTGAAAATAAGCAGCACCATCTGATAAAGAACAAGTGACGCTGGCGGCTCCTGATGCTCCAGCAGTCGCTAAATCTCTACTTCCCCAACAAGCACTATTAAAACCTTGAGATTGCGGATTTTGGACTTCATCCTCTTCTACAAAAGGGCCGGCTACAGAGAAAGGGAAACCATCAGAACCATCAAAAGAAAGACCATACAAAATTAAACAATTATCTACATCTGTTATAATAGAAGGAATAACGTGTACGCTTTCACTAAATGTACTTGCGAAGTTACTAATGTTAATAGGATTATCTGGGTTTACACCGCTGATTCGCGCATAAAACATACACCACTGATCAGCAGATTCCGCGACTACCGTTTCACTTGCATCTTCTGTACCAGTCGCGATCCGATAAAATACACCGATGTGAGCATCTGACGAAAAATCACCTGACTCATCTATAAACTCCCATCCAGCTTTATTGTCCCAGAATTGTGGAACAGCAGAGTCATCTTCATTCGCACAGATCAAGACTAATAAGTCACCTATCTCAACACCAGCAGGTTTATTACACGTTAAGTTAATAGACTGACCTGCGCCACCCTGATTTTTTTCAATGGTCTCAATAACAGGTATAGATGTAGGCATGATTACTTACGCCTCAGACTGACAAGTCAACTCATAGGTGAACTCTATTCTTTCGGTAGCTACTACATTAATCACAGCAAATACCGAACGATCCATTAATGTAGCTCCAGCTCCTGCTGAGAAGACACCATGTTCTGTGATTGCAAAAGGTCCAGCATAAGTGTGCTCAGCTACCGTCCTAAATATCCAAGCTGAAGCTCCTTCGATCTGTGTTCCAACGTCACGTGCTTCACCACATGGAGTCTGTAGTGCAGTGTCCGTTTTGTTTTCTGCATTTGTACCTGTACCTGAATCATGGTACTTAAAAACATCCATTGGTTCAGTGGTCGAGTCTTGCAAGCTGTCTACAAGATACGCTACAAATGCATCTGTAACTTTCTTCCTGGCAATAATGCCAAGTTCTTCGACGGTGCCGTTTTTGCGAGTGACTCGTGCTGACAGTTGACCCTTTAATGTTAAGGTACAGTTGCCTTGTTCTTTTGACTTTCTAAGAAGTTTTATTAGGTTCATTACTTGCTCCTCGTTTAAGATTAAATCTATTTTCAAACTCTTCGGCCTTGGGCCGAAAGTCTGCATGAAATCTGTCTAAAGACTCTTTACCTTCTGGACATACAATCAAGAGTCGATACTTCTGCTCATCAGCTAACAATATAAAACCATCGGCTTCTCTATGGCCACAGCAACTCATGGCAGTCTTTACTCCACCAAGATTTAATGCTTGAACAATATCAGCAAGACATTCGTCAAGCATTACATTTCGTTTATTAATTACAATAGGTTTTCTACTACCGTGAAGACACATCTTTTAATACCCATCCAGTAAAGCTGCCAATTAATAAAGCAAGCAAAACAAATACTAAAGATTTAATCTTGCTCCGACGAAGTTCTCGCTCCATTACTTGAAGCGTCTTCTGCCAAGTCTCTTCGGAAGCCGCGTAAATCTCGCAGAGCGTTTTCAGCTTCACCTCTAATTGATCTATTATATTCAGAAGCTCGTCCACTCGACTCTTGTATCTTCGTGTTAGATTCCTCGAGACTTCTAACCTGGTCTTCCAATTGTTTAACTCCGTCAATAGTTTCCTGGTAGATAAGACCTGCTCTTGCGAGATCGTTTGCGAGTCCTTCAATTGTTTCTCGAGCTTCTTTGAGTAACTTAGAATCTTCATCAGCCTCGATTCGGTGTTGTTCAGAAAGCTGTTTAGACTTTCGCTGAAGATCGGTGATGGTAATAGAAGCAGGACGATACACAAAGTAAAGCACAGCACCTGCACTGAGAATCGCGCCAACCAAGAATGTGATCGCGCACCATTTGAATATTTGCACATTAGCCTCCTCCGTTTTCATACTTTTTCTGCAGCGTCTTTGTGGCAAGACCTACAGCAGTTAAAGTAGAGCCAGATACCACAGCTTCAGGCATTGCAATGATCACGCCAATAACTGCGACAATCGTGCCAGTGACATAGCACCCAAAGCTTAATAATCTGATCATGCTTTTATTACCTTTGTCGTCTTCAAAAAATCCCCTCATTTTAATACTCCTTACCGCAAGCTTGAAAATGCATCCCATCAAAAGCTGGAAAGTTTATAAAACCACGTCTTAAGAACGCTTCTACTATTACCCAAGGCATTAATGATGGTTCATTATATGGCCCAAGACCTGGACACTGATCAACAGAGATTGCAAAAGCATGAGTAGACGGTTCTTTCTTTCCACGTTTAAATCTTGGATTGTATATGCCACCAAAAAAATCAAGGCCTTTTAATCGCATAACACGAAGACCATAGAACTCATGTATTTCTTCAAAGGCGTCTACCATCACAGCGCCAACTAATCTATGAGCGTGGAAAGCCCTGACCTCTTTATAGTCCCAGCTTTGTCTTAAAGGAAAAGAAAGGCGAAACACCTCAACATTTTCTTTAAACCAATTGGTATTTGTGACAAACTTTCCACGTTCTACTTGGCCAGGAATGCCGTAGTACTTGACAATATCATCAATGCCATTAGGAACGTATCTTAATTTTAACATATCTCACTCCTTATGTAAGATAAACAAATAAACCAAGACCTAAGAAAATAAGACTAATTATACTAATTGTAAGAGCCAATTCTTTTCGAGTCACAAACGCCTTTTGTCCTTCTTCCAACTGTCGAACATCATCAACAACACCACCTCCTCCGTTTCCTAATACGCCTTTAATGTGTTCTACGTCACCAAAAGTTTTAACAAGAAGCTCACGGTCAGATAACTTTTCCATTTCTTTTTGTGTCATTATATAGCCTCTGGTCCTACCTTATTAATAATTACACAGCTACCTTCCATTAATCTTGCATATGATCCAGGCACTTCGCTGGCAAACCATAATTCCAAATTACCTATTGCAGATACAACAATCATACCTTCAATTGTAATACAAATATTGGCGTCTGCCGTTGTTACAGCCGTTAACCCAGTAAGATTAGGTGTTGTAGTACTTTCTAATCTTGTCACTTGCATTGCTTGAAGATTAACTGTACCACCTGAAACTTCATCGTCTGCTGTACCTACTGCACCAGCAGCATTATTTGTAGGAAATATTAACTTTGCAAAGAAGGCTGTTTGAGTACCTGTAAAATTAATTCCAAATCTTGCACCAGTCGTTGTAAGTACAGTTTGAAGAATTAAACAAAACTTAAAATGATATCCACCTGGTGGAAGTCTCCGCCAAAGCTCCCATACCTTTTGTCCAGTCGTGAGTAAATTAGAAAATGTATGTTTCAACATACCTTTAGGACTATCTAACAACCGAACTATACCATCTTCTCTTGCTTCTAAATATAGATCATTACGACTGTAGCCTACTGCACTGGCCCAAGTCACTTGTCGAATATGATGCTGAATTAAATAATCAATGTTGCAAAATCTTCGTACCGACATTGCTAACTCATCCATCCGCATACCTGCAACTAAAAGTTGAATACTACAATTTGCACCTGATGTAGCTCCCCATGATCCGCTTGGTTGCCAACTCATGACTCCACCATCTGTAATCAAATAAGCATAATTCGTATCTACATTATAAGTAAAAGATATAGAGTGCCATGCATTTTCTGCCATGACTGCACTTTCCCGAAGCGTTGACGTACCATTCTTATAAACTTTTAATTGTGCTCTATCTGAAGAAACAATTCTTAATGCAAAACCATCTGTAGTATTGCCCATCGTGAGAATGTCTGAGTTTGTAGCATATCCAGTTGGAAGGAAAAACTTTAAATCAGCAGTAACACTTTCTCCCGCGTCATATGGTCCACCAAAAAATCCAAACGTTAACATAGTACCAACAGTGATAGCAGCACCATCCCAACCAGAGCCAGTATAATTAACAGCTATTATAGTAAGTGAACCAATGCCATCTTCATCATCTACATTATTTTGAAACTTAAAGAAATAAAACGATTCGTCGGGAAGTGGATCAAGCAGAGGCGAAGTAGTTATATCTCCTAACACTCCCCGACATGATAAAAAGGGACGAAAGTTACTATTGCCATCAACGCCACCAAAAGTAATCTGACGCTCAGTTGACCAATTCCCATTTGTAAAAATCTGAAATAATACTTCATCACCATCAAGACGTTGCCTCCTATCTCCTTCGTCTGGACTATCCGGCGTACCTGTTCCACTAAAACCAATAGTCAAAGCAAAAGAAACATTTACAAACTGCGCCTGTAACGCTGCTACAGCAATTTTTTCAGCGGTAACTGCAAGAGCATGAAGTTTATCTGTCTCAACTGCACCTGCCGAAATCTTTGCAGCCGTGACCGCAAGAGCATGAAGCTTTGCAGTTTCAACAGCACCTGCAGCTATTTTACCAGCTACTACTGCAAGAGCAAAAAGTTTATCAGTAACTACTGCACCTGCTTTAATCTTAGCTGCAACTACAGCGTCTGCTTTTATTTTATTTTCAGTGACAGCATCAACAGCAATCTTAGCTTCTTCTACAGCAGCATTAATTAATTTTGCAGTAGTTATAGCATCTGTTTTAATGTACTTGCTCTCAATTAAGTTTATTGTCGCATCAACGGTGTCTGACCAATCACCTTCATCCGGTGCTAATGAGACTACACGAACACGATAAAACAATTGAATTGGTACAGGATTATCCGGATCAGCAGCAGGAATATTTTGATGTGTCATATACTCATCAAGCACTGAAGTGACTTGTCCTTCAACGCCTTTCCAATCTACACCATCATTACGCAATTTATACCAATTAGTTTCATTACTTGAAACCTGTATTTCATAATGACTGAAATTGGTAAGATTATGTTGACGCTCCCAACTTAAAGTAATTCCATTAAAACCTATAGCATAGCAATTGGAAACTACTATCTTTGCAGCTACAGTGGTACCACCTCCACCAATATAACCTACTTGATCTTCTACTTTGGTTACATAACGTTCTTCTGCATCACGAATGGTTGTAACGATTGGCGGAGAAGTAATATCATTTTGTTCTTCCATTGACCCCAAAGTATAAGCATCTACGCCTTCGCATCGAATACGCTTATCTCCTTGTTCGTTCTCTATAATTTCAACAACTCGAAGACTTGTTGTTATATCTAAAACACCCTCATAAAAGTCAAGATACTCACCAACTACATAAGCTTCTCCAGTTGGAAAAGAGTATGTAAAATCAGCAAAGTCATACCACTTTACTAAACCATTACAAAGTCGATCAGAGTCTGCCTTACTTGTTATGTATCGAGCTTCTATCTCCCTAATCTTTTCTGTGCTGGGCACAAGATATTGTACTGATCTATTAATTATATTCCTATCAATTACTACAGGGTCGCCATTAATATCAAACCGAGTTATTGACCCACCTGCTGGTGAAGTAAACTTTACAAGGGCTCGTTTATACTTAGGCGTCCACGTGTTTAAAGTAACACTTGTCTTTGCCCAATTAAGATAAGCATTTAAAACTATGATAAGATCATAGTCAGTAAGCTGATACTTTGAGTGTACATCCAAAGTATCAGCACCTACCGGATACCAGTCGCCTGCTCCAAGTGTAATGTTACATTTATTTGTAGAGTCACCATCTGTAGTGTCTGAGAAAACAACTCTGTCAGTGAGCGTTAAATGAGGATGCCATGTGACTCGCACACCGCTATACTTTGTCTCAACCTTTTGTACCTTTAAATCATGATAAATCTTTGAATCATCTACAACTGTTTGAGCAGGTAATGAGATTGGAAATAAATCCTGTAATTCAAATATCCCACTGCCCTTACAATCATAAACATAGCCAAACTCAAATAAGAGTGCAGTAATTTCATCAAGATAAACAGCTTTGTCTTCGCGTTCAATTACGAAGTAGTCTATGACCTTATCAATAAGGATAAAATCCAATTCACCGTCAGATATTCCAGCTTCATAAAAAAGCTGGTGCATAATGCTTGAACCTTTATTAGCAGGGTCGCTCACCTTATAGTCTGCATATGCAAAGCTCTGATCAATTTGCTTTTGTAGTAAGATACCTTTATCATAGCCCTCAACGTTAAAGACTTTTAAACTTGCACCAACAGTATTTTCAAACGTCGGACGTATAAGGCCAACGAACCATAAAACATCATCCTTTTTTATTTGCAGAGGCAAATCAACGTTACTCGTGTTAAACTTATTTGCGGTTGTCTTATCTCTGACTGTAAATCGACAAGTATTTATAGTTGGCCCTAAACCATTATGTAAACATTGAGTCCGCTCAATATCACCACAGTGCTGAGTAATGTGTTCAAAGCCTGTACCAAAGTCAACCTCAATTGTAAAGCCCATCACATTCCCAAGATGGCAAGAGATTCAAACTCTTGACGTAGTAGGATAGCAAACTCTCGCAGCGTATTGCCTGCTATTGTATTATCGTGAACGTCAATATTTACTTCGATTGGTCGAGCTTGTTCGTAAGTAGCACCTACGCCTGCTGTTCCTGCAGCACCTCCAGCACCTCCAGCACCTCCAGCACCAGTAGGTGGAACATAAGGTTCTATAGTTAAACCTGTTGATACTCTATTAAGCGCATCTTTTAATGTGCCACCCCAGTCAATCCTTTTTATCTTTCTCCACTGGAATGTAACTGCATACCATATAACTTTGCCGAATGCTACTATCTTAGTTAACAGCCAACCTATTACAGCGCCAACCTTTCCAACTATAGTAGCAAATATTACTAAGGGCTTTTCCAAGAGTGCAAATATCTGTGCAACTATATCTAAGATCGGTGCAAAAGCATTTAAGATTGGAACAAGAGCTGCCAGCAGCGGAGAAAGCATAGCTCCAATAATATGTACGACTATGCCAATCACGTCAGCTATTGCTTTCCAAAAAGGCAATGTCTCTTGAATTAATGCACCCAACATCTGGAATATTTGTATAAAGATCGGCATAACATTAGTGAGCAACTGTATAAAAATATCTATGAGTGGGGACAGTGCATTTAATAATGGACCAACGGCCTGACTGAGTATCTTAGATAATGATTCGTTAATCTTTTCAATAAAGTTTTTGAATTCATCTGTTGACGTAAACAGACTTAATAAATGTTGACCCAAAGACTGAGCAGCACTACCAATAGTTTGAAGAGCACGAATACCAATTTCAACGGCAAAGTGAGCAACTGCTTCAGTGGCTTTCTCAAGAGCTCTGCGAAACTTTTGAGGAATTAATTCAAAGCGAGCCATTCCAGTTCCACCACCTCCAATGGCTGGTGCTGCGGCTGGAGTTGGCCCTGCTCTTCCACCACCACTTAGTCGATTAAGAATCTCCTGTATTCTGGCTTCAAGCTCAGCTAAGCCTGCTGTACCAAAAGCTCCTGCACCAAAAAGTCCTTTAATTGTTCCGGACATATTACCTACAAGGCTCTTGATCTTTGTAAACATTTCAATAGCTTTTTCTTTTGCTGCATCAAAGGCGTCTGTGAAAACTACTGCTATTTCTTGACCACCTTCTTTTAATAAAGCAGTACCAGTCGCTATAGATTCTTGAAGCTGACGCTTTCCTTCTGCAATTAGTTTATCACCAAAACCTCTTAGTCGCTCAAGGTCTCGTTCTAACTGTCGAATTGGAACAAGCGGCTTTCCTTCTCCACCCAATAACTCTACTATAAAGTTTCTTGCTTTCATGTAAACATTAGAAACTTTTGCCCAAGTCAATTTAAGCCAAGTCAGTATTGTTTCAAACTTGTCAATCAGCCATCCCTTAACCTGTTTATAGATGCCTACTACGACACCAACAATAATTGTTTTGATTCCAACCCAAATCTTTTGAAGGCCTTTACCAAGTTTCAACGTAGCTGCTTTAATCTTTTCCCAGTTCTTAACAATTATAACGACTAAGCCAATAGCCGCTGCTGCAATCAGTACGTATGGATTAGCAAGTAAACGTATGACTTGACCTAATGTGCCAAACACTTTAATCAAGCCACCTACCATCATTATTGCCGGACCCAAAGCCAACGCGGCAAGCGCTACGTTTACTGCGAAACGTTTCGTCTCAGGCGCCAAGTTAGAAAAGCGATCAGCAAGACCAGCTATAAAGTTTGAAAACTTTTCAATCATTGGAATAATTATAGGTCCCAACACGTCGCCTATCATAATAAGCGACACTCTTAATCTTTGAACAATTCGAGCAAATCGTTGTGCGATTGTTTTGCTGGCCTCTTCAAACGCTGTTTGACCAGAGCCTACTGCATTTGCAAGAGACTGAAAAATACCTGCAGTATTTTCTGCCTCTCCACCAAGAAGACCAAGTGCACCAATTACTGCTCGAGACTCTGGAAGTATTTTGATTAAAGCTGCTTCATTTCTACCTAAGGCATCATACAAGCGATTAAGAGCAACATAAAGCCCTTCTTCTCTAATTGTTTTCCGTAATCCCTCAGCAGACATACCTACAGCCGCAAGAGCGTCAGTTGCCTCTTTAGCCGGCTTAAGTAATGAAACCATAATAGCTCGAAAAGAAGTCATGGCTTCATCAGCAGTAAAATTAATACGAGTTAATGTAGCCATTATAGCACCAACTTGATCAAAGGACACACCCATTTGAGCGGCTATAGGTATTACTCGACCAATCGAAGTTGCTATTGAATCAGCCGAAGCTTTTCCTTCGCGCACTGTAGCAGTTAAAATATCCACGGCTTCTGCTGCATTAATATTTGCTGAACCATAAGCATTCATAACACCTGTCACAGCATCTGCAACAACCTTCGCAGAGCCTAACCCAGCAACAGCGGCTTTTGTCGAAGCTACTAAAGTGTCCATGGCTTCAGCTCCGCGAAGACCTGCAGAAGTAACAAAGAACATAGCCTCAGCTAATTCTTTTGGGGACTTTCCAAGCAGCGGTGCCAAATCCAATAAGTCCTTTCTCCAAAGGTCAACTTGTTTTCTTGACACGCCTACTAAGCCTACAATCTGCGACAGAGCTTTATCGAAGTCTGCAGACATTTTAACTGCTGCCGCTCCAAATGCAGCTAAAGGAAGTGTAAGCGACATAGAAAGACTCTTACCAAACCTTGTAAGATTTTGTCCTACTCGCTTAAATGTCTTGTCAAGCGCTATGGCTCTTTTATGTGCAGTTTTAAGACCTCTATCAAACTTCACGCCATCAGTGCGAAGCTCTAATACTGCCTCACCTAATTTTTCGCCTGGCATTGTACTTTAATCCCCATCGATTCAATGTGACTTTTTTGCTCGTCACGCGATAATTTCTTTTTTTGCTTACGCCTTGGCATAACAGCTTCCGACTTCATAGCCCTTCGCCAGTTCTGCAATACGGTGTGCTGTTCAGACTTCTTCATTACACCGTTACCAATAGCAATCTCATCTACTCGTCGAAAAGATTCTTCAGCTTGTAACTGTGGAAGCATTTCCAAGTAAGCATTTACATATACTAACTTGGTGTGGAGCCAACCTTCGACGCTTCCTCCGTAGAATCTTTGGAGTCTGGGGAGGACTCTTGCCCACCATTTGGCCGCGGAATCTCCCCGATGCTTTCCACGGCTTCCGAGAAAACCCGTATAATGGCGAGTTTATGTGAGGCCTTTAGTTTTTTAAATATAGCATCAGGCACAAGAACAACCTTTTTAGCAAGATCGTCAAGCTTAATGTCAAGGTCTGCTCCATCCTTTTCATTATAGCTTTCACCCATCAACTCACCAATTTTTTGACCACGATCAGCAATCCACATAAACTCATGCATCTCAAAATCTTCGGGTGAGGCGAGCTCATAGAGCTCGCCATCAATCCGAATCCTTTGTCGTGTAATCGCTGTACTAATATCAAGAAGTGCTTCTTTCTCTTTTACAATACCATCTTTAACATTCTTTTTTTCCACTTAATTCTCCCTTGTTTATGCTAACGCATCAGCATCCTGAATTACCAGTTTGCCAAAACGCTCTGCCTCTGTCGCAGCGTCCGGGTCTTCCAGCGCCAAGAACTCACAAGCCAAACCAACTGCATCACCCTTGTTGAATACTGGTGATGGGTTTCCAAACTGAATGACTCTGGGTATTTGATACTGAGCAGCCCAAGAATCACCATAGCTCGAAGGCCCTTTAATCAGCATCTTAAACTCTGCTACGTCCGGACCTTGCCTAAGCGTAATGTCTCTGTGACCAGGCACTCCTGATTCAGCAGCTATGTCCGAAACACTAACGTTGTTAAGTACCTTTGCGTACTCTTCCGCAGTCATGTCTTCGAGAATAAGGCTGATACGTAAATCCTCTTCAGTCCGAGCGGCCTTCACCGGACCAGTCGAGCCGAGAACTCGATGTGTACTGATTGACTGTTCATGAGCTACAGTCACTCCATCTTCGGCAAGGTTATACTTGCCGTTGGTGCCGAGCTTTTTCCAGTTTCCTGCAGGCGTTTCATCTGGGTCTGGCCAAGCTTCAGTTGCTGATAACCAAACTTCAAACGGTGCCATGACAATTTCAAATGGCTTCATCTTTATCCTCCATCTGTAGGTCGTGCATCGGCATAGATCACAACGGACCGCCAAAGCGCTGGCCACCCAGTCAAGTCATCACGGACCATGAATGGTCCACCGCTCCAACCGATGCTATGTATAAGCACACTGTCAACCACTCTGCGCACTAAGTGTCTAAGCACTTCGCACACTGCAAGGTCGAGAGCGTTTGCTTCAAAATAGGTTTTACCTAAAGACCAAATATCAATTCTTGGATCAAGCAGAGGCAAGAGCCTATTATGAATCAAGCCACCTGCTGGCACCAAAAGAATTACCTTGTCGGGAAGTTCTTCTATCTCATCCCGCGGTATCTCCCCAACGTACACGCGATCAGTTAAACTTGTAATTGTTGGTTCTGATCGTAACAAACTCCTAAACGTTGCATGAACGTTAATCATAATCTTTTTATCCTGCTTGTTAACGTTGGGTAAAGCGCGTCAGCTGCAGGCCTTAAATACGGATACGCTTTTGTACCTTTTCGAGCTATAGCTCGAGCTATTGCCCAAGCATGTTGGGCTGAAACTTTCATACTTCGACGAATTGCCTCAACAGGCGGAAAGTGCGGCCGTGTACCTTTCTCTACATAAATCGCATAAAGCACAGCCCAAACTCCCCACAGCCCGACCAGCACATTCTTTTTTTCAAGTCGAGTCCTGCGCATTTGTATTCCGCCTTGAAGCACTGCTGTTCGTTTTCGCACATTAGCTTTGGCGTGCGTCACACAGTCTACCAATACTGAGTCCATAGCCCAACCGACGTTTTTGTAGACTTTATTCTTTACCTCTTCGCCCCGCCAATTAAGCATTCTCGCCTACCTTGCATTCAATATGATTAGCTCGTTGCATCGGTGTTTCAAGTTTTAACTTACTAAACAATTCCCTGCCTCTGCGATCCCATACGCTGTTAATTGTATCTCCAACCTTTATGTCTGTACCTAAAGGTACAACCATAATTAAATCTCTTATACTAACAGTTGACTGATTACGCCTGGCAAGGTAACCTGAAGAGTACCAAACTCGACAGGGTGTTTCACCTATAACCTCAGGTGTAGGCGGACCTTTATGACCAAAGCCATCCTCCGCAGTTTGAGTGTCTCGAAGGATTCTCGCTGTCATGGTCATCATTGATCGAACGCTCATGCAAAAGGAAAGCCTCCTAACTTTCTTAAGGCTTCAGCTTTTTTAGCTTCATGCTTGCTTTGTGAAGCTGACCACTCACCTATTTTCTCAGAATCAAGTCCTGAGAACTGCACCGCCAGTTTCACCAAGTCTATTGTGACGCCAACTCTTACAGAGGCGTCACTCTCAGGTACATAAATGATTGTTACGAGATCACCCCAGGTTCCTCTTGGATTAGTGCCTGAAGATAATCGCTTCAGCTGATTTGTGCTGAGCAGCCGATAATCATCTGTAGCTAATGTGGTCGCCACAAATGTACCTTCTACAGTTTCAAGCTCTTCAATTACGGTGGTGATTGAAGAAGCTACTCGCTTCAGGAACAGCACGTTAGCTCCAACGGCGTATTTAACTACGTCAGATTCTGTATGCAACTCTCCTGCTACTTTAATAATCTGCTGTTCTGCGTCATTAATATAACGTTGAAGAGCGGCGTCTACAAGATCAGTTTCCAGATGCTCCCGAAACTGTGCTACGGTCAGTGTGCTCATATTTCTAAAGCTGCTACTTTTAGTCCGGCAATATTATCAGCTACCGTAAATCGCACATCACCGAGCCCATCGTTAAAGATCGAAGGTGCGAACGGACCAATTATCTTATCACCAGAAGAGGCAGGTACCGCAAGTGCCTGTTCTTGCACGGTTAACCCATCCACCGTCATGGGTGTTTCTACTGTAACGTTAGCAATTACAGCTTCGGTCTTTAAAAAATGCAAGACCATTCGCCCAGTGTTCCGAATCAAGTATGTATCCGTCAAAGTCAACGGAGTCGTGTAACTCGGAATAATCCCAGCCTTGAGTATTTTTTGCGGAACAATTCTAATATCACCCATTGTTTTTCTCCTTCCTGTTAATTAGGTATGATCGGTGCACTCATATCTCAAGAGCTGCTACCGACAGTCCATCAATATTATCTGTTATGGTGAACCGCAAATCACCAAGCCCATCATTAAATATTGATGGCGGAAATGGACCGATCAGCTTGTCACCCACAGTTGCAAGCACTTCTAATCCTACCTCTTGCACTGTCAACCCAGCTACTGTCACAGGCGTCAAGATTATAAGATTAGCATCCACAGCCGATGTTTTTAGGAAATGTAAAAACATTCGTCCAGTGTTCCTGACCACGTAGGTTGAAACACCAACAAGCACTAAGGGAGCTACGTTGTTTGGCACGATTCCTGACTTGAGTATCTTTTGCGGTGTGATTCTAACATCACCCATTATTTTTCTCCTTACCTTCAGATTTTACGAACTTATTGTTCGGTTTGCTTGCCATCTTGTCAGGTGGTTTTTCTGTCATCTTGTCAGCAGCTTTCTTTTTCTGCTTTAAGCGACCGTCGACAATTCCGTATTTTTCTGCAATCACTTTCGGTACCTCCTGACCTTTTGCGACTAACAAGAAGGCAGCCCTCTTGTCGCCATCCCGAACAGCTACTTGACGATCTTCTGTAACGTGAAGCCTTTCTCGCATGATCATTTCTTTTTATCCTTCTTGCTTCCACCGAAATTAATCACACGGCCTGTGCTCTTTGTTGCTACCTTTTTTACTCGTGTGCTTTTTGACGAAGGCTTTTTTCTTGTGCGCTTTACTTCAGCAGCAGCAATCTCATCGAACTTTTTCTGCATAGCTTTGCTTACTTGTTTAGCTACAGCAAGGTCTAAACCTCCATCAACAAGGCCGTACTCAGCAGCTACTTTGTCATCAAGCTCCGCGCCTTTTTTGCACAGTAAGTGGCGTCCACTGCGATCATCTTCTTTAACTACCTTTAACCTATTTTCGGTTAAGTATAATCTTTCTTTCATTCTCATTACCAACTCCTTAAATATGCGGCGGGATTGGTTACCCGCCGCTGATTTCTTTTTGTTCTTGTGCTTACTTGTTGATGTAACCCATCACCAAGTGTTCGAGGAAGCCGGCATTTGTGGCGTTGTCGATACTCAGGTAAAAGGGCTCGCTCATGTACGGATGTACAATGGTCAAGTGGCCTTGTCCCTTTCTCGTAACTACGCTGGCCGTTAGGCTAACGTTCATCACAGCACCGTCCGCGATGGCACCAAAGATCATCACTCTCGCACCGGCCTCGACGGCGACTGCACCGGCTCCAGCATCCACGCCCTGAATGTTGCCCGTCATCGTGATTGCTTCAGAAGCGACTGACGCGATAATTCCATACTCCCACGTTCCGTCCGGCAGTTGCCACGCGATGATATCCAAATTTGCTACGGCATTGCCCGCCGGATCAGTGGGTGTGGTGACCACGTTGAGCACCTTCTGCCCTGATACCGCTGGTGTGTCACAACGATTTCGACAGCTTCCCGGTGTTGCAGCTGGGTCCTTGGCGTACATGAATGATGCGAGGTGCGCCGTAGCCGCATTGAGATATTCCATCTCCAGCAAGGCCAACCTCATGCCGTTCTGTGCTGGCAGCTCTTCATCAATAACGGTGTTAGCTGCCTCAGTGTGATAATCTTTTGTCAAGAAACCATAAACATATGCAGGAATCATAATAGCTACCTCCTATAATGTTTCCTTTATTAAATGCGAGTTGACTTTATAGCCAACGTCCTTAGAACTCTGTGATTGCACAGAAAGCCGCGGGGCGATAACAAGGGAACGCCATGCGAATGTCTGCCCGAACTGCTTTCTTGTTGTAAATGAAGTACGTGTCGTGGCTGTCTGAGATTTGAATGTCGATGCCTTTCTTTTCAAACAGCTGACAGAAGTTAGCAAAGTCGCCAACAAGAACTGTGTTCTCTGTCTCGACCGTTGACTCCACTACTGGCAAACCCCAGATTCGGACTGGGCCTGGCTCGCTCGGATTACCGAGAATGTACAAGCCGTCATTAGTCCGCATCAAGCGGAGTTGCTGCCAGTCGTTGGGGTGAGCTATAATAACATTCGGATCGGCTCGCCCTGTTACTCTGACACGTTTGATTGCTTCGTATATTGCATCGAAGCGATCGCCTGCCAGCACAAAGGTCTGAATACCTGCAACGTTTAGCAAGCCGGTCAGCTGAGGAGCTATGCCTGTTCCTGTTACAAGGTACTGATCCAAGCGCTGTCGCAACATGAACGTCAAGCGGTTAGTCAGATATGACTGAATGCCTTCGACGTCTTCGAGCTGCTCGTCTGTCACTGGTATCCAAACTGCGATCTTGCGAACCGGGCTTGAACGCTCGGTCAAGGCCAGCGCTGCCTCAGGCTTTTCTCCAGCTTCTGCAACAGCAGCCGCAGCGTTCGTGAAAGTCGTTTCTTCCATGTAAACAATAGCCGTTTGGTTTGTTGCACCAGAAGGAATAATGTCTACAATACGAATCGGCGTAGTGGCAAAAGGAACCATGAGTCCGGTTCTGATTGTCTCAGGCGCCCAGCCTGCAGCGGTCTGAAAAAGTGTTTTGAGGTTTAGGTTTTTCAGCTCAGCGATTGGGCCTTCTTTTGTTCCTCGGCGATAGTTCTTGAAGGCATCTGACTCGACGAAAAGCTGACCTATTGTTTTAGGCCTTTGGTCAGTGTCACCTTCTGGCTGAGGAAGATGAACTCCGCCCATTGCTTCAAGCCCCTTCTCGCGAGCCGCGTCAGCCTTGATGACGTTCTCTTGTGCGACAAGTCCATCAATCTCTATGCCTAAGTCCTCAAGCTCTTTGTTCATCTTTGTGATAGCTTCAGTTTTGGCCTTGCTGTCCCCTTCGAGAGACGTGACCTTTTCCATGTCGAGCTCTGCGCCCGCCTCCTCTATAACCTTGTGAAGCTTGTCCTGTTTGGTTTCAAACTCCTTACGTTTTTCCACTAACAATTTTAGTGCCATCTTTTCTTCTCCTCTCGCCTATGATTTTTTGAAAACGCAAAAACTCTTTGTACAATACTTGGTGTCTTTCTCGAAGCTCATCCAACTCGTGCATAAGCTTACCAAGCACTGTTTGAAATTGAGCTGTACGCTTCATCGTGTCTTCTGAGGGATGATTACCTTTGGCGTCTCTCAGGTCGCCAATCTTTTGAACTCGTTCTACAAGTCGCTCTACGTCTGCTTGCACTACCTCGAAGTGTTCAGCCAGAGGCATCGACTCAATATGTACAGCCTTTGACTCTTGATCAGAGGCTTCTAATTCATTATTTAAAATGAATATGTAACCAAACTTTTTGCCCAGTCTTGCAAGCTCGTCTTTGTCCGCGTTCGAAAAAGTACCCTTAATGCTTAAGAGCCGAGTATCAACACCTGAGCCCATCAGCACAGGGCTAACCTCGTTGACTTTAATTCGCTTCAGTACACGAACGCGCCGGCCATCTGCTTCCTGCATTTCATAGTCAATTTCAGGAAGAGCGTATGACCATTCTTGGGTGCGGCCTTTTTCATGCAAGTACTTAATAGTCTTATAGGTCTTGAGCCCATCTTCACTATCAAGATTAAACTCACCATGAATAACAGCAGTATCACCTCGCTCAAATATTTTGCCAACGCCGATCGGTAAAGCAGCAGCGCCGCTTCCCCAAGAACCATGATTGTACTGTGACAGAATCACGTCTTGGTTACCAAAAGCTCCTGGAATCGTAATGTCGTCATCAGCATCAACAACATTTAATGTTGCAAACACCGCTTCAAACTCACCTTGATCGCCCACAAGCTTTAGGTCAATTAGCACTGTGCGCTTTGTTTCGGTTTTCATTCTATTCCTCCATATAAAGTATTATGCCGGAGGCGCTTCCATCACCGGCGTCCAGCTTAACGTTCCGTTTGGATGTTCGTATAAACCAAACGCCTCATCAAGCAACATAACTGTTTCATCCCGAGCTATGCACATATCACATGAAGTATCAATTTGCCCATCTACTATTGTTACATTATCAAAACCACCAGCTTTATAAGCCTGAAGGCTTGATAAGTTTTGCGCAAACTTTGTTTCAGTTCGACCAATCACAGCACCACGAATCTCAGGAGTGCTCCAAGGCCCAGCTGCTACAAATGTTTCGATATTCATACCAGCCTTTAGTGCGCCTTCACCAGCAGCCCGCGCCTCAGCTATTGCTTTATGAACAGCTTCCTTAGTCTGTTTGTCAAGGTCAAGCAGCCCACGCTTAGTTCCACCGGCGCTTGCAATCACAGACTCAGCAGGTGCGCTCATATTAATGCCAAGACCAAGAACGCTTTCTATTGTATCATACGTTGTTTTCCCAACTCGAATAAAGTGATGCTGATACTGAGCATAGTCAGTAGTCTTTATTTGCTCTGCTATAAGCTCAGCATAAAGATTGTCTAAGTCAACTTTAGTTTCGGCGCTTTGTTTTGCAAGGTCTATACCTTGCTCTTCAACAATTTTTTGCCATGCTTTTCGAGCTTCTCGACCAAGCCGCTTGAAGTCTCGTGTAAGCTCCTTTGCCCAGATTGTTGACAAGTGTTGCCAATCTTTATAAAACGCTTGAACAAGATTTACTTGCCACGCTTCAATTTTAAGCTGAGTAGTTGGTGAAAAAATCGAGAACAGTTTAAAACCAAGCGCCTTGTCCTCACCGTTGCCGCTTACATCAATAGGCTTTGGTTCTGGTTCACTTAAAAGAGCAGCGGCCGGAATAACAAGCATGTTGAAACGCCTCATGTAAGCATCATGTTCAGGCCTTACTTCATATCCTAATTCTGCTCGAGCTTCACCAATAGTAATAAGGCTTGATTCAGTAAGCTTAGTTACCCGCTCAGCATGTTTGTTTTCATCTTCTTGAAGTACTCGAATGTCAGAAAGGTCAAAGCCTACATGGTAACGCTTTATATCTGTTTCAAAATCTGGAAGCAACTGTGTATCAAGCTCCTCAGCAAAAGTATTCTGCATTGGAATAATGCAATCTTCATAAGCTGATTCTCGAAGCTCCTTCATAGTTGCTCCGACCTTTGTCTGCTGCATTCCAGTTCCAAGGCCAACCACTGCGGCGTGAACGCCTATGACTGCACAGACTCGCTCTTCAGGTATTTCACGAAGTCTACCAAGATCCATTTCTTGTGGATTAAAGCCAAACTGCTTGACCTCTGTTTTACGCTTCATGACAAGAGGCTCACCTCGAGAGTCGCCAGTCTTAGCTTTAAAAAACTCTTTAATAGTGCCAGGCGTGCCTTTCTCCATTTCAGCTTCATCAGTGCCAGGCGATATGACTAAGCCCGGTATACCAAAGTTTCGAAGTAATGATGCTGTGAAGTTAGCTGCCTCATCATCGGTGAACACTTCACGGACAAGCGACTTTAATGGAGCAAGGCCTTTGCGAGTGTTGTTTGGATCAAGGCCAAATCTAATATGAATAACGTCTTCTGGGTCGACTTTAATTGGAAAACCTTGCGGGTTATAATTGTAATAATCAATATACTCAGCTCCACCTGGAGGCCAGTGCGGTTCCATCATCCAGTGCGGCACGTACCAAAGCTCAGTAGGTTTTAATTGATTATTGCGTATTTTAAGAGCATAGGCGTTTCCATCTGTTTTGTAAGACAAGCTTAACGCCATTCGCAGCAAGCGTCCACTGTAGTATTGATTTGGTCTATGCCAAAGGTCTAACAAAGCATGATCTCGTTCAACCTCATCATCTACTTTTATGATCATGTCAGCCTCAGCAAACCGGCGCATTACCCAAAACAAAACAGCTACCAGTACCGAAGACCTAAGCCCATCACCAACGTCACGGGCATAGTTATATGACGTTCTTGGCAATAGCCATTGCCAGTGACGGGACGTTGAAAATACCATTTGACTAAATAGCTTTACTCGACTAATAAAGTTCATTCAGCAACACCCCACATTCTGGCCTTGGTGAACGTTCTGTAAATTACTGAGTCAATTCCATGGTCATTGCCATCCATAGGTATTGGCATAAACTGACCAGACACTTTGTCTTTCTTCCATGACCACGTTGAAAACTCTCGAATTAAGTTAGTTGATTTTTTTGTAATGTGTATCTTAAAGCCTTTTAAATATCGAATAGCAGCTCGCTTGTAATCCGGGCCTTTGTCACAGCGTGTTATAATCCAGCCAAGATTCTGAAACTCTTTAATGCTTTTAGGCTCGGCAGAATCAGCGACTATATGGTCTTCATGTCGCTTCATACCACGCTCTTCCATTAGCTCCGAAGCTTGGGCGTTGGTCAACTCTATTTCATAAACAATCTCTTCAAGCCAAAACTCCTCATGCGATTTCCAAACCCGAGTAATAGCGAGCGGATCATTAGCAAAACCAAAGTCAAGACCAAAGCCAACAAGGTCAACACCATCCGGCACACTGTCACAAGTATCCCAATTCTTAAATATAACTCCTGCCAGATAGGTAAACTCACCCAACGCCCACATCTTATACAAATCCGGATTAGTTTCTTTGTAGCCTTCAAGGAGCTTTTTAATTGCATCAGGACAGAAAGCATTATCTTTGTACCAAGATCGAAGAACACAAATATCACCCTCTATTGCGATTCGGCTCATTTCGTGACTTACTTTATTAATAAACCTCGAGACAAGCCAAGGAGTAAAGCCTTGAACAAAAGGTATTGGGTTAAACGTCAACCATACTTGTGGAGGTGGCTCGACAGCAGCAGACAGGCCAGCGTCAACAGTGTCAAGGTCAATCTCGTCAAACTCATTAGCCTCTTCAAGCCAATAGTCTGTTATGCCTTCAATTGATTTTAACTTCTGTGGGTCATCAGCTCCAACGAAATAAAAGACTGAGCCACTTGGTAATATTATGTACCGCTCAGTTTTATTAATGCTACACTCTCGAAGAGTAATGCCTGTTTCCTCTATTGCGCTTTTTGTCCTTGCCCAAATCGAAAGCTTAATAGTCGTAGCATACTTCCGCATTCCAACTATTCTTCGATCACCATACTCACAAGCCTTGCGTACTAAAAGCTGACTCACTGAAAAACTTTTACTTGACCGGCGTCCACCATATATAACCATGTAGCGAGACTTAATCTGATAGAGCGGATCAAACGTTTTATTGATTCTAACAACACTCTGCTTTGGCCGCTCCATAGTCAACATCATGGCGTTGGCTCTACTACTTCATATTGAATTGTTCGCTGTTTGCGTATTGACTGGCCATCGTCTCGGAAGCGTTTCGGGTAGTACGTCTTGCCTAACTCTTTTAATGCAGCAAGCCTGACGCCTTCGTTATAGGCTGACGTACTAAGCTCACGTAGCTGAACTAACATATTAGCCTTATTACCAGCGTCTAAAATAAGTATTCGAGCCTCAAGCTCTTTATCGTTTAATATTAATGTTTGTTCTTCTTCAGACAAGCCAACAAGTGTCATAGCTAAATCAATATCAAGGCACCTATCGTACTCTTGATATACAAGCTCTTGCTTTACCCAATAGTCTTTATTTCTTTTAGCCATCACTCTCAACGCTTCCAAATATTTGGTCAGCCATTAAAAAGGCTTTAAGCTGTTCATGTGGTGAAGTGCTTTCAAGCTCTGTCATAGCTATATTAATTCTACGCCTTGAAACTCCGAATATTTTAACTAAGTCTACAGTACGAATATAGTCTTCTGGCCAGTCAAGTATTGCCTCCTCTATTCTGAGTCTTTCATTTATATCAGTTAATACCTTTGGCATTATACACCTGCCTATAATGTAGCACAAGTGCAAGCGTAATTGCAAGCTTTCTGCTTCACTTAAACATAATATATGACATATCATATAATGATTAAGATCTGGCCTGCCTCAGCAAAAGCACACTACTATAGTAGGAAGTTGACAATTCCTTACAGTGCAAGGAATTAGAAGACGTTTTTGTTGCCAAAGCGACGTAAGTCTTTACAGTGTAAGCAATTAAATCTCTCTATATAGTATATAGCAGTATGATATACTGTCACAAGTGTCACGAGGGTGGCACACTATAAGTCCTTAGTATCTAAGGATTTAGAAGTTTTTGTGACAGCCGTGACAGTGTGACAGCAATAAATAGTGCATAGGGCATAATGCCTCTTTATGCCCTATGGTGTTATTTTGAGGGTGTCACATGTCACGAAGCACCTTGAAAGTAACCTAACTCCTTACACTACAAGGAATTGTCTCCGTGACAGTACCGTGACACTCGTGACACCATTTCGACCATCTCCTTACACTGTAAAGAATTATAATACATGATCACGTTAGTTAGCTATATTGATCTAACTCCTTGCACCATAAGCAATTACACTCATTCTGCCATAAACGGCCTGGCCCTTATAGGTGTCACAAAAGAACTTTCTCTGTATGAAATCTTTTAATTGCTTACACCATAAGTAATTACAGCGCGGTTCTAACTTAATGATAACTCTTCTAAACTCTTCTGAGCTCTACTTGCTCTATTTGCTCTATAATCGATCTTCTAAGCTCTTCTAAGCTTTCATTAGCTCTTCTAAACTCTATTTGCTCTTCTGAGCTCTATTTGCTCTATGACAGTTCTTCTGAGCTCTTCTACGCTCTTCTAAACTCTTCTGAGCTCTATTTGCTCTATTTGCTCTATGATGAATCTTCTAAGGCTATTTTGCTTACTGATAACTCTTCTAAGCTCTTCTTAGCTCTATTTGCTCTATTTGCTCTATGATAAATCTTCTTATAATTTTTTAAAAGTTTACTGTAATTAGAAGCTTTTATTTTTAAGCGTTTTAAAAGTGGGTCAGTTCGACCCGCCCCTTTGTTGCACAAAAGTAGACAATTCGTGTCAGTTCGACTCACTTTAAGCGTGTTTTTAAACAAGTGTATCAAAAAGACCCAAACACAGAAAGAGGCTTGAATGCTCTAATTTTAACTACTTTAACTGATTATACTATAAGCAATTAGGAGCAAAGTTATATCAACTGTTCGGCACGCTTATTGCATATATATATGTAGCAATAACAGCTAACCGGCTGATACCAGTTGGAAGTCCTAATGGCGGACTAAAAGGTGGTGAACAAAACCGGGGTTAAGAGAAGGATGATTGAGGGACTAAGTGAATGCAGCTCCAATAATTGAGGAGCGTCAAGAATGGTCAAATGTTAATAGTAACATTTGGTTTACATTCAAGCAAGAGTGGACTTAGTAAGCAAATCAAGAAAGCCTCTCCATTATTAAGCTCGCTTAATTTAAAGCTAATAGCTTAGTACAGGAGAATCAAATGAACAATTCTAATTATTCAATGTCAGAAAAATTGCGGAACATGGTAGTTCGTAGCCGAGCTGCAGAATCTCGAAGCACGTACTCGATGGCCGACGTAATTCGTTGGTTGGGTACTACTGAGAAGAATCTCAAAAACTTGGTTCACTGCTTGAATTGCCGCGAATCTTTGGGCATTACGTTCAAAGGCAAAGCACTGTTTTTTGAAGTTGGAATCTAACATGAAGATCAAAACCTACAAGACCTTTGATCGTAATGGCAAGCCAATCCGTGTAACAGTTCCAAAGAATTAACAACATGGCAAAACCAAAAAAGATCAAAGTAACAGAGCTCAAAAACATGGCGCGTATACTTGCTGAAGCTGCAATTAAACAACACGGTGAATATCGATGTTTAATTAATGGCAAGCAAGTAGTGGTTTACAAGTAATGAATAAATCAAAACTTGAAATCATGAAAGACGTTCTCACTGCTGTGAGTGGATTGGTTACAATAGTAACTGATTTAACTCACACTTGTGAGGAATCGCTCGGACAAGACTATGGCTTGTTTCAAGTCACAGCTTTGTTAAAGCTAACTCAAGAGGACGTTGCAGTAGACGCTTACTTTCTTGGAATAACTGAAAAGTAATTCCAACAAAGCGAGCTTAATTATGGAGAGGCTGAAGGTTGTAGTTGCAACCTTGTTCAGGAAATGGTCAGCACTGCTGACGCTTGAATTAAACAATAACAAAACTTTTCAGGAGGCCAAACATGGCAAAAGAAAGAACCGACGAACAGATCAAAGCAGCTGAAATCAAAAAGCTGGAACGGATCGAAGCGAAAAAGCGAGTGCTCGCATTTGTAGAAGCAAATGCCGAACAGCTCGACACGATCGCCGCTGACATTCTCATGTTCGTGGGCAAGGCTCGGAGAGCTCGTGCTCCTCGGTCTTCCATCAACGCCGCTCTGCGCACTGCCTTGCTCGAAGCAAAAGACAAGGGCTTGTCCGAAATGGACGTCTTCAAGGCGTTCAAGATCGGGCGTCCTGAGATGAGTATCAAGTCTCGGTTGTTCGTGCAGGTCGAACCCAAAGATCGCGTTTGGTTCAAACTCTTCGAGGGCGAAGACGGAGCCGACGGGACCTACAAGGTTGTTGCAACTGGCCCCAATCCTCCGAAAGGCTGGACTGGCCACGTGCCGGCTGACAAAGAAGACTTGTAAGTTTAAAGCAAAAGCTTGAAACTTAAAGCAAAGGGCCAAGCATTAATTTGCTTGGCCTTTTTTGTCAAGGAGAAAACAAATGAGCAGTACTTATGTTGATGGTGTGCAAACTGTTATAGTGAAAAACAAGTATGCTTATCACTATAATAAAGCTGGGTCTTGCATAGGCAAGTCTCAGTTTGAACCTACAGTAAAAGATCGTTGTCATTTTATTAAAAAGCTTTTTGCTGCTGGGTTTACACGTGAGGAGAAACTGACATGAGCTTTATCTGTGACAGGTGCAAAAAGCCGCAGCCTCGAAAAGCAAAGCCTCACCGCATAGTTGCAGAGATTCGACCAAAGATTTATGAGGCTCGCTTTAAAAATGGCTACCAAATCGATCCAGGTGGCGTAGGCAAAGAGATTGTTCAAGAAAAGCAGCTTTGCAAGAAGTGTGCAACTCGAAAAAAGAGCAAGTTTATTTTATAAACTTGAAGCCGATTGGTTAAAGCCGATCGGCTTTTTTTGTGCTTTGGTGCATAGGTTTTTTACTATATAGAGAAAAAAATTTTTAAAAAAAATCGCAAAAAGGCTTTACAAGATTTTAAATCCATGTTACAATACTACTATATTGTAGCTTACATTTAGTATATAGTAAAAGGACTATGTATGCAACGAACTATAATCGAAAAGCACAACATGAAAGAATTGATTAGACTTAAAGTAAATAATTTCAATGATCGACGAACAGTCATGGGCATTCTTGCTTGCAACGGGTATTTCGTTAAAGAACAAATAATCCAAAAAGAATTAATCTCGACTCTTGACAGCTACGAAATTATCGTGTTAAAGGAGGCACAAGATGCCGGAAACAAAAGCAGTTGATCATGATGCAGAAATCAGTAAAGTTTTTGCAGGCAGCAACAAAAGCCGGATGTTAGTTAACTGGCTGGAGTTCGAGCGAGCACTTCGGTTAGTACTAAGCGACTTTAATGCTGGTGAGCTTTCGATGCTGCACACTTTGAAGTTTATTGATGGCTACCTTGGAGCTTACACTCTTCGAGGGTGCGAGTTAAATGGAGGTAAAGAATGGTAGTTATGACAAGTCAAGACGGGCAGCATTTATGTGACGCCCGCTGTTACAACGCAAAGTGGTTCACGTGTTCCTGCATCTGCGGCGGAAAGAATCATGGCGTCGGACTTAGGCAAGCTGCGCAGGCGTCAAGTCTTGATTTAAGTATTTACGGCGACACGCCAAGCGAGCAAGCAGAAGGTTTACGCTTCGAGTTAGAAAATGAACAGCTACAAGATGTATTTAAAATACAAGGCAAACAGAAATGAACAAGAACGAAAATAATTGGCTAAGCTTGATATTATTTATTATCGTAGTAGTTGCTATTGGTATTTGTCTTTTGGTATATGGATGGCACTAAGCAAATGACCAAAGTATTTGGATGCGAACACGAGATTGATCTTGATACAATTAAATACCATAAGCGTGGGCGAGTAGGCCTTTGCAAAAAATGCAAAGTTCGAGTATATCTTATAATGAGCAGAGAACACCCGAAGCCACGTACACGACCTAAAGGTTCAAAAAAAGCAAGAAAACGGGCACGCCAAAAAATCAAAGAAAGGAACGGTTCTCCTTCCAGTTTACCTACCTAACTTCGAGAAGGACGTGCCCGTTTATTTTTAGTTAAGGAGAAATTAAATGGTAAAGGCAACAGCTTATTATAAAGGCAGAAAGTTTATTTATGTGAAGATCAAAAAGAAACACTTTGTTGTTGATCCACACTGGGAGACTTACCTCAAGTTTCGACGAGAAGTTCCGCCGGAGGTAGAGCTGTTCAGCAACTTAAAAGGGTTAAGGCATAAATTATTTCACCAGTTAGGAGTATTGATATGAGCACACCGAAAGAGCAAGTAGGCGAAAATCTTATTGAATTAAGCGCAGATGTTTATGGAGAAGTCTCAACTCACAACGGCAGAGTTTACGTAAACATTCGACGTTGGTTCCGAGCCGATGATGGGAATTGGTACCGGACTAAGAATGGTCTTCACCTTAGGTATAGCGACATGATGGAAGTGCTCGGACTCTGCGAACCATTAATTAACTTTGTCCAGAAAAGAGCAGAGCACTTTTCAAAGGAACAAAACATTGAGCTTATTTGACATGAGCCGAGAACTACTCGCTCAGGAAGCTCGAGAGATTGCGCCTATTCTTCTTGTTGCCGCGACACTTGTAGTTTGCTTGTTTGTTGGTTACTGCATAGGCCGTGCTCAAATGGCAAGAAAGTACAGCAAAAAGAATATGCCCGAGATTGGTAGGAAGCAACTTAACTACCTTGCTTTAAAACTTCGCACTACTGAGAGTGATCGCGACAAGCTCACCGAAGAAAACAAAACACTTGTTAGTCGCTTACGCGGCGTAGCTTCGTTGGCAAACTTTCGTAGTCACTTTGGAGGCGGGTTGTTACAAGATCATTGGAAGCTAACAAAAGAACAAGTCAAGGATGCTGTACCTATGCCTAAGCTTCTTGGGATGGATGTTATACTTGACGAAAGCTTACCTGAGAATGTAGTTATATTAAAGAACCTAAAGAAGAAGAAACCAATCAACGTAAAGAGGACAAAGTGAAAGAGAGATTTACAAAGTTTCGAAAACGCGATTTGATTAGAATGTGGCGTACACTTAAAGCTGAGTCAGGTTATCGCAGGACTTTAGCTTATGACAAGCCTACTAAGTGGGACTGCTTACTGCGGGAGTTGATGGACGCTCATGAGGAAAGAATAAAATGAAAGACGACAAACGAATTGTTTCCAGCTTAGATGCAAGTCAAATAAGCGCAGACAAAATACAGATAGAACCAATCAATACACAAACTTATGTAATGCTAACAATGAAAGTAAATCTAATCAACCAAAGCTTTGAAGTACTAACGCCTTCGTACGTTTACGTGGACTTTGCTCGTAACATAGAACGCTTTGGTCGAGTCTGCTATAAGTCTGAAAAAATAATAACAGCGCAAAGCTCAGAAAGATTCGTTAAGAAACTTATAAGAAGCGGCCACGAGTCTGTTCTTGAACACTGTAACTTAACTGTTAAGTTTATAACAGACAGAGCTACGGCAAACGCTCTTGTTCGACATAGGCACTGTGCATTTTCTCAGGAAAGCACCCACTATATTGATTACCTTATAAGGGACAAGCTTGAAATAATTAAACAAGCTGGGTTTACTGACGAGCAACTACTTAAAGAAGTAACAAAGATATTAAGTATTTACTTAGATAACGAACAGATTGCGCCATCAATTCGAAGAGCACTATTGCCTTTGTGTTTTAAGACAGAGTTAATTATGACGACTAATCTTCGGGAGTGGAGGCATATTCTTAAAATCAGAACAGCAGCTAACTGTCACCCACAAATGAAAGAGTTAATGCTAAAGCTACTTGATTGGTTTGAAGAAACGCTTCCAATTATAGTTCCTGAGTTTACATAAAAATAATGGAGGTTGAATGAAACCTACTGACCTAACAATTGAGATTAATGGTAACGCTTACTTTACAATAAAGGACTTTGCAATAGTAACGAAAAGGTCACAGCAAAGTGTACGCTTTTTAATCTCGAAAGGCAATCGTATTCGTAAACTAAAGGTAGTGCATTTCGCTGACAAGCCTTACGTTCCTTATGCAGAAATGCTTGAGTTTCCGTTCACTACAGCGGGCCGAAACTCAAAGCAAATATATCATTACAAAGAGAACGGAAGTTCTCAAGAGGAGAAGAGCGATGAAAGAAGTGCTGTTCAAGTATGACGTTAATGAAATTGTTTGTGTCAAAGCAATCAATATCAGAGGCGT